AAAAACCACCCCAAAGGGATGGACTGATAAAAGCTATGATCCGGGGGGTTTCCCCTAAACTTTTTTTATTATACCTTAAGCATTGACTGGAGTAAAGTATTGGGGGAATTGGTGAGCGCGGTCATTAATTGCTCGCTGATCGTCAGTGACTGACGAGATATTAATCTTATAAAGCTTATCCCCTATTGGGAGTTGAATTGTTGAGCCTTGTTTGATCACGGCATTAATTGTGATAGTTTCCATTTTGAGGCCTAATTAAATTTCCCCTATTCTAAGCTGTTTTTGTTCCCCCCGCGACAAAATTTTAAAAGCAGCGTCGATGTTGTCCTCATGGATAAATTCCTGATTGATGGGACGCTGTATTAAATCGACTAACTCAGGAGCAACTTTTTCTAAAGCCCGAACTAAAGCCGCACCGCTCTTAAATCCATTCCCTGTCTTTTTCTTTAAATAGTCGTTCATTTGTACTGCGGTCATTCCTCGACGTTTATCCCCGCAGCTTTTATCTAGCACCTCGATAATCGGACGTTCGACTTCTACGACTTGATCGCCCCGTCCTATAGCCGCCAGTGCAAACTCTTTGCCGTGCATGGTAGCCAGATCCATTGTTAGGCGAGTGTTGTCGTAGCGGTATTGTTCGCTTTTTAAGCGCAATTCTTCTAGTCGGATCATTTGCTCTAATCGGAGGTCTTCAACTTCTAGCGCGATCGCGGGGTGATGTTCTTGGGTGAGTCTCCATTTCTTCTCGGACTCAATAAAATAATCGCGGATTAGCTCCCCTTGTTCCGTTTCTGCTAACAAAAGAAAATGCTTTAAAGCGTCGCAGGTCATTGTGACGTATTCCTCGGAACGCCCACGCAGTCCGTTTTTCCGCTCATCGGTGGAAAAATCACGCCCATTTTTGAGCTTTGCCAGCTTGCGTTTTGCTACATCTTTTCTTGAGTACCCCGCTATTTTCCACGCAAGGTCAAACTCAACGGGGTAGAGTTTCCCTTCTTTCTCGGCTTTTAACCAGCGATCAACGATTTTAGAGTAGTCTTCGGGATTAAAATTTGTTAGATTAGACATGGTGATCCTTTTTCGTAAGGGTTATAGGGTTACAGCCCATGGGGATGATTGAGTCGTACTTTGCTCAAAAACCGCGATGGGCATCTTTATTATTTTACCATCAATCCTTTGGTTGGGTGCAATAGGCAATAAAAAACCCCTTTTGGGACTGTGGAGGCTATTGGTTTTAAGCGTTTCTTTTTTCTTTAGCAATAAGCCCTAGGGCTATCTTTGCGGTTTCCTCGGCAACTAAGATCCTTTTGATATTGCCCGAATAGCTCTCAATTTCAACGGGGTTGATTAGCTCCATTGTCCCTTTTTGGACAAATAGAAGCATTAGCCCATTACGCTCTACCGGTTCTGAGTGAGCGAGGAGAATTAATTCATCCAATTCTTTTACTTGGTAAATAGGAGCGTCAACAGGAACAAGCGCATCCTCTGCGTAGCTGCTTTTTTTTGTGTAGCACCATTGCTGGTTCGTTATGTGGCATTTTATTAGGCATGCCTCATACGCTCGCATTTTATATGACGGAATTTTGAAGTAGTACATTGTTTTTCCTTATGTTTGTGGTTGATTTGAGCCTTTTAGTGCCATGCTCAGGGACGTGGGAGTATTATTTTAGATTGGCGTAGGCGGTATCTATGATGATGTTTATTCTGTCGAAGAAATGAGATTGGAAGGGAGTCTGTGAGTTGCATTCATCGTCGTTAAAATCGATGTTGACAAGTACCCAATTAACGTCTGGTATTTCTTCCTCTAGTACATCTCGGATTTGTTCGTCCTCAATGATTACTTCTGGTCGTCCGATTAACTTTATGTCCCAGTCCCATAGAGCACCTTTCTTTCTGAAGAAATAACAGTTTTTCTCGTAGACAATTAGGAAGTCGCCATCCTCATGATGGCAAAATACCTCTGTTAGCTTTTCGTTGTACAATGAGGAATAAAGAGATGGGCATAGCGGCAGTTTTGGTGCGGCTGTTATCCTGTCGTAAAGGTCTTGTATGTCGCGTGGTGTAACTCCGATTCCTTCGATACTAATCATTTACTTTATCCTCTATGTTTGGTTAATTGCCCCTTGCGGGGCTTTTTAGCTACTCTTCAATTTCTAGCCATCCAATGGCATCATTTAGCTCTTGAACTTCGGCGTTGACCTCGATAACCCGTTCTCGTAAGGCTTCGATTTTAGCCTCTACTTCTAAGGCTTGACGGTCGTTAGCCTCTAAATCCTTAATTAATTGACTGAATCGGCTTGCCATGGGTTTGTGTCCTCTGTGTTTGATATCTTCACTATATGGGAGTTCCCCTATATTGTCATCAGTAAATATACTGAACTTTTCTAGGAGAGATTCCATTGCTGTCTTTTGTATCGGGCAAAGTCAAAAATCCAATAATCTAGCTTGTTATGGGGATCGTTAAAGGGATGAGTATAAATTTCTTCCCCGTTAATTCCTCCCCATTTTTGCCGATAATAATCAAAATTCCCTTGGTGGGTACGTCCGTTTTCCCGCATAATTTTAGGATCGGAGCCTATCGCTCTAGAGCCTTGAATTTTCCCATTTACCAATTCCCCATGAATTAGTTCTAAATCTGGGATATTTTCGCATTGAATTTTTGATAATTTAGCCCGATAGTGATAGTCACAATCTTCTAGGTAGGCAGGGTAGATATTCTCGTCAAAAAATCCGACAGTTTCTAGTGCTAGGGGAGTGATCACAAAAGCACTCATACCCCATCCAAAAAGCAATCCATGAGTATCTAATCGCGGCTCTACAAAAGCTTTTATCTTGGCTAGGTCGTTTAGTCCTAGTTCGATATCAGAATTGAGAACTAGCCAATAAGGAGCCAGTGGAGTAGATTTAATAATTGCGTTCCAGCTAGCTCCTACTCCTAGATTATGTCCACAGGAATAGATTAGATGCTTTTCTATTAAATCCTCGAATTGGATATCTCCTCTAGGACTAAGATCAAGATGAGTATTCCAAGTAAATCTATAATCAAAGCCCCATGTTTCTTTTTGGATAGAAAGCGAATTACATAGCCTTTGGAGCAAATCAGGACGATTGATATACGGAACTCCAATTACTGGTTTGTTGCCCATTAAGTTTGTCCTTTGTACTTGATACTTTTACTATATAGAAATTTCCCCATATTGTCATTGGTAAATATACTTAAACATACTCAATTGAACTTCGGTTACTGGTGTATTCTCCACATAATTTTGTCCAAGTAAATACCTGAATACCATTCCACCAGGTATGGTGTCCATTGCCAATGGTGGGAAAGTCTAACACTTTTTGACATTCAGGATGATCCATTAAAAAGTGCTGATTGGCTAGTTTACAATCTTTTTCGTTAGTGTCATCCACAATGATTAAGGCATCGTCCGCAAGGTGAGGAATAGCCAGTTTTAAACCTTCGTATTGACTATCGTAGTCATGCGCCCCATCGTAGACATATATCCCTATTTTGGCGGGGTACTCAAACATATTAGACTTAAAATAATGCCGAAAATCATGATTAATTAAGTAGATATTTCTTTCTAATCCTTCTCGGTTAGCATTTTTGATAAATAGCTCTTGATTGTTGCCATGATCAAATTCAGAAAAGTTGTCGATGGCTATCCCCTTGGGGTTCAAGGGTAGATTAGGAGCGTCTAACATTGCACCGCAGATCATAGCTCCCTGATAAGTTCCTACTTCTAGATAAACCTCACCCTTTTCTAGATACCTTACAGCCAGATTAAGAAGGGTTAGGACATTTTGAGTTGTCATTCCATTTACTCTTTTGAGTAAATTTGCAAATCGGGAATCTTTCGGGGTGACATCTTCCGTTCCCCAGTTGTTAAACTCAAGGGGCAAATTAGCTAAAAATTCTTTGGTTTCCATGGGTTTTAATTAAGTGGTTAAATTTCTTTTTATTCTGTACTAAATAATCAGGAAATGTGTCATCAATCGGACATATTTTTAATTGTTGTCCGTTCCACAAGATGGCATTATCTACCCAGTTATTGGTATTTTTCCGATTCTCATGGGAGTTCATTTCTACATGGGCATAGCTTTCTAGTTTCTGCAACACCCTGTCTTTCCCCCCAAGATAGCTAAAGTGCCATCCGTAGCGCTCACAGGGGACAAAATTATCAATCCTACCCCGTAGCAAGCTCAACGATTCCCCTTTAATGTATTCGTGGTAGGGGATAGCTTTTGGTCCTGCCCATCCACAGGAAAAGGTATTTAGCCAGAAATAAAAAAGATGCTGATTAAAAGCAGCAACTCCCATATCAGAGGTGTAGGCTTTAACCGATTCAGCCGAAGGAATTTCATCAGCATCTGAGACTATCACAAAATCCCCATCTTCTAATTCTGGAACTCCTAGCCTGATAGCGTCCCTTTGCCCTTTTTCCCGAACCCAAGAATCTTGTGTATCAGGAGGCTCGTAAACAACGTGAATAATGCGGTCGTGAAAGTTTTTGAATAAATGGGCATTTTCTTGGTAATAAAGTGGCTTGGGATTGCCTGAGTGTGTGACAGAGGACTCGACTAAAATAAATTTATCAATTACTTGATCTAGTTCATTTAGTCTGATTTCTAATAATTCTAGCTCATTGAAAAACATAAAGCCATCATAGATTTTACCCATTTAATCCTCTAGCCATTTGATAAATTTATCGGCGACAAACTCCCAAGTAAACTGACTTAATCTGTTTTTTGCTCTAATTGCTTTTATTTCGGCAATCTCAGGATCGTTGTACACTTCACGCAAAACATAGGCAACATCGTCAAAACAAACATAAGCACGTTCTAGGCTTAAAATAGGATCGGTTAACATCATTGTTGGTTCAACAGGATAACCACTTTTTTCGTCAAACAATTCACCTAAAGCGGCAAAATTTGTATAGATTTGAGGACAGCCTACCATGGCGCTTTCGGTAGAAGTCAAGCCCCATCCTTCTCCTGTTGAAACATTAACGTTAACATCTACGGCATTATAGAAAAGATTTAAAAGTTCATTCGGAATTTGTGGATGCAAGTAGGAAATTGTAGGCTTTCCATTTTCATCAGTTTCTGTTGCGGGAAGTAGTAATTGTCCTTCTAGTTTTACCCCGTACAATTCACATTGTCTAGAAAATAATTCTTGTACCCAAAACCCAACATCTTTAAAACCGCAATGAAGGTATAGGTAAGGAATCTTTTCTAGTCCAGATTCTTTTACCCAAACTGCAAACTCAACAAAAGCCTTAACCAAAATGTCAAGGCGTTTCCTCTCTGTATTCCTGTTAGCAGAAAACACAATAAAACTATTTTCAGAAATGTAATCTTTAAAAAGAGCTTTTCTTGCTTCTTGTTTGTCTAGAGGATAAAAACAAGGACTATTTCCATGGGGAATAATTTCTATTTCTTCGTCCCATCCAGCTTTTTTAATAACATTTACTCCAAAATTGGTGTAAGTAGCTATCTTGTAAGCCTTAGAGAAATTGCAAATTAAAGGTGCGCTGTATCCTTCACTATCTACAGGAAAATAGAAGTAGAGTTTTCGCTCTAGCAGTTTTGGGCAGAAATGGAGGTAGTAGTTGATAATCCAAAGATCATTAAGAATTACCACCTTATCAAATTCATCAAGATTGATTCTCTTTTCTAGAGCTTTATAACCATAGGGATCGTTATTTTCAGGGTCAAAACAGCTAATAATGCGACAAGAATTTATCGCTACTATTTTGTCGCAGTCAAAATTCAGGGCATATACGGTAATATCATAAATTTGCTCCAATCTGGTTATAATTTCAAATCCTACCCTTCCGAAACCCGATGGGGGGCTTGTATCTTCAAGCGATTTTATTGGACTATCTCCGAGCCACAAAAGCTTAGGTTTTTCCATGTTGCAATTTATCCCAGTGAATTTACAAAAAGAGAAGCTTTGTATTTTGACAAAGCAGGGACTAGGCTGATCGCATCCTCTACCGATTCAAATTTTTCTGATTTAATTATTTTTTGGCTATCTGCTACAGACAGACCTAAGTTTCTTAAAGTTTGTAGTGTTACATTGTTTAGGTCAATTTTTTCCCCAGACTCGGTTTTATCGGCTAATACCTGCTCGTCTGGCTCCAAGCTCCAACCATCTCTTAGCCAAGCTTCAAGGTCTACGGGGTAAACTTCCTGCTCTTTTTCGTCCTTGTAAATAACGTACATATCCATCGGCTTACCATGGCTCTTAATAATGTTCTATACTATAGTACAATACGAGAACGAGGAAAAACGTGGCTAATATTGCAATGTGCCAAGATAATAAATGTCCGTCTCAATATCGGTGCCTTAGGCATTTTTGCAGTGGCACCAGACCTAAGATTGAACATCAGGAGTATGTTAGGGTTAATCGCCACCCTGAGATGTCTTTTTGTGAGCTATTTCTTGATAGGGAAGCCAAGCCATGAGCCGACTAAATCCTCTCGTGTTTCCATTGCCAACGGGACTTAAAAACACCTACTCAGGCATTCCTGAGAATACTTGGTTATTCGATGCTTCCAAGTTAGGCTTGGCAGGAGATTATCTAGTTTTATGGATACCTCCTGACGACTACAAAGCTGATCTGCCTACTGTGGAAGTGGTTTCTGGCTACAGTTCTAATTTTGTCAGCCCCGATGGTGACACCTATCAAATCCAAGCCACAATTAGAGATGGGAAAGAGTCAGCCGAACAAATATTAAAAGAACTAATTAGGCGCTCTTATTCAGGGGATACAGTTACTCCAATCACGCTTTACGACTACCACCGTGCGACTATTGACAGCCAATACACAGCCCGTCAGGGGGTAATGTGGATAGAACAGCCTACGGGTTCTTTTCGTGGTTCTAATCAAAATTTAAGCCAAGGTTTTAATGTTGTTTTTAAGGAGTTGTAACCATGTGGATTAAGACCAAAGTTAAAGGCAAAGCGTCCAGATTGATTAATTCCGATTCTTACGATGAGATAATGACCGATTTAGACGATCTATCTATCGTGGCGGTAAGCTGTGGATTTAACGGGACTGAATTAACTATTAAGATGTATTTAGCTACCAATCCATCAATTGAAGACCTAGAAAAGAAAATGGCTAAAATCGAAAGGTGTTTTAGAGATGGGCGCGGGTTTTGTGATTTAGATGGAGAGGCGTAGTCATGGAAGAACCCGTAAAATACACTGTAGAGGGTAAAGTGCTAACAGAAAAGACTTATGAGAAACTAGCAGAAATTACCGATTTAGATATCCAATCAGCAACAAAAAAATCCTCTGAGATTCTTAAGGATTATATACAGGCAAAGTCTACCAAATAGTTTGAGATTCTTGGCTTGCCTTCCCTTGTGCCAAAGGATAGATGTCCCAGTTCAAATACCTTAAAGTATCGGCTAAATGCGAACGCATTAAGTCGGTTTTTTTGTCAATTTCTGCTTTTCCTTCTATCCATTTAAGGGATTCTAAGTCAGCTATCAGCTCATCACAAGTGTCTGATAGGAACAGTCTATTGTGGTAGAAAGTAGCGTTAAGAGCGTTAATAGAGTCTTGCACGGATGGATTCGAGAGCTTGTAACAAGTCTCCCAAGTGAATTTTAGAAGGTTAAATTCTTCTTTAATTATTCCCCAGTTAGTATTTTTACTGTTAGCTGTTTTTTGATTTCCCGAAGCGTCACCATGAATATAAATCTTGCTAGGCTTGAGAGATTTTAAATACTTTCCTGCCTCTTTGGCAAGCTCAAAAGTGTCTGAGTTAA